GACCTGAACTAGCAGTAAAATTATGAGTAGCTGTTAATAGTTCTTTTTTAAAACTGGTTACTAATGTTGATGATATCGCCATTTATTTAAGCTCCTGTAAAATATTAGCTAAATCTTTATCTCCTTGTTTGACTAACAGATTCTTCATAGTACAACGTTCACTGTTAATCGCCTGTTTAATATGATATAGTATTGTTTCATAAATAGAAAGTTTATAAGCCTCCGCCTGTTGTCTTATGTGCGGTGCTGCGTTTTCTGATATACCGCATATTCTTTGTGTAGCTCTTTCTGCCCAATACTCAGGTGAGTGACCTTTATTGTTTTCTGTAGCTACTGTTATTAAACCTAGACCGCTTTCTGAATTATCTAACATTAGTACCTCGTAGCCTCGGGTGGTCCATCTAGAACAGTTCTAACTTCTGTGATATTTTTTAATTGCTCATCCATCATTTTCTTCTCATACCAAGAAAGTTTAACTTTTCTATATCTACCCTCGTCATCTAAAACTAATATGTCAGGGTCGTTTAATCTATGGTACCCATATAGTTTTTCATTTACAGGTGTGTTAGTGTCTAGTAAACCAGATCGAGGTGCTATTTTTAAATCTATACCTTTTTCAATACACTTAGCTAACCAGAACTCACAACATGCCTTACCTGCTTCAGCAAAGTGTACATTACCTTTATAACTAAAATCTATACCGAATAAATTAATAGCTCCTACTTTTTGATACATAGCGTAAGCTATAGCAAAAGCAACAGTATTATTCAAATAAGCACAATCACCATACTGTGCTACTTCTTCTAAAGGGTATAAAACTAAAGAAGGTGCTCTATCGTCTAACTCACATGTATAGATAGGAACTTTAGTATTAGGTAACCATCTACGCATGATACCTGTTTGCGTACCTGCGTCCTCTGTATCAAAAAACCTACTAGCAGGGTCTAACATAAAAACTCTATCACAGTTTACTACTGCTCCCATACAGTTTATAGCCCACACTTCATCGTAGGTGTTTGAGTGTACTAAACTAAGGTGAAAGTCTAGCTGACTCTCTCCCATAGCTACTATGGCAATATTCTTGCCTTCTAATTCTTTTATGATCATGATTGGGGTGATCTCCTTATTTCGTCATAACGTTGTTGATCTCTGGTTGATTTAGCTTCGCCCAGATTTTTTAATGATGTTAACGCTTCTTGAAACCTAGCTTCGTATACTTGTGTAGTTTCAAAAGCTTTTAAATAATTATTAGCCTCTACTAAACTACCGTATAGTAATGCGTTAGTTGCGTTAGTGGATAACCATGTTGTACCTGTAGCGGTAGCGGTTAAAGAAGTTGGTCTATAGTAATAGTGTAGTTCAAAGTTAAAATTACTATTAGGCGTAGGTGCTAGTATAAAAGTACTTTCATCAAACTCAGCGTAATACTTAGGCTGATCAGTTGTACTAGCCGTAGGCGTAAAGTCTCTTATAAAAGAAACATGTTTTAATTTTAAGTAGTGATATTTATTACTACTATCAATAACAGCTAAACTAAAAGGTGCTAAAAAATCAGTAGGCATTGATAAGTAGGTATTACTAGCCGTACCTGAACCTGTTACATTTTTTCTAAATACGTCTAGCTGAACGTTTTTTAAAATACGCTCTTCAGTACTTTTTATGAAGTCAGGTAAATGTGTAACAAAACTACTTTCACTACTTTCAGCGTAATCTTGTATAGCTGTTTTTAATGATGTTAAAGTCCAACTCATGTTATTATGTTACTATAGTTACGTCACCTAGACTAGTCTCTAAAGTTTGAAGATCAAAACTAGAACCTATAGGGTCGTTATGGTTTATATTCATAGATAAACCAGTAACACCGTTTACATCTTTAGTGTTTTCTGTTTTTACTATACCGTAACCTGTAGTAGGTGGTTGCTCTGTAGGTCTAGGTTGTCTCAATGCCTCTGGATCTACTGGTTGTATTTCTGGTTCTAATTGTGGGTGTTTAGGTTCAAAACATTCTGGGCAAGTTTTTAAACCATTCCACTCTGTTTTTAATTCTAAGTATCTGTAAACAAAACCACATCTATCACACCTAGCTTTTGATTTTTTACCTCTAGCTTTACGTATAGCTTCTTTACCTTTTCTAGCGATCCCTGCTTGTCTAGGCTTACCAGCAAACCTAGCACGTTGTTCTAAAACTGTTAAGATTTGAATTTTTCTAGCAAATGACTTACCGCTTTTTTTAACTTTAGCCACAGTTTTTTTAGCGTCTTCTGGAGTCGCATATTTAATTCTGACAGTATCTTTAGGATTTTCATCTGTGTATAACCTCCTACCTGATCCTTTAGGTTTTTTACCTGTCCCTACCTTAGGATCTTTCTTTTTACCTTTTCTTTTTGACACGCCTTCTTCTCGTTACTTTTTTAGAGCCTTTTTTGGCAGCTCTCATTTGAGCAGAAGTTGGTGCACCTTTAGCACCTTTTTTACGCATTTTTTCACCTGAACCTGCTTTTATTCTTTTACGTTTAGCATGTATGTTAGCCCATAAACCTTTTCTTGGCATTAATAACTACTCCTACTAGGAACTAACCTCATTGAAACTCTAGGTTGATCTTCTTCTGCTGCTAGCCTAAAATCTTGTTCATATTGTTGTTTTAATAAATTTACCCTTTCTGGGTTCTTTTTCATAGCTATGTAATAAGCTAGTCCACTAGTTAAACAAGGTATAAACCTTGAGGGTATATCTGGGTCTTCAGCGGAAGCACTAATATCGTCTATACGTTGTAGTCTGTTAGAAACTAACTTATATGTATACGCTGAATCTGGTGTTGGCCACAGCTTTACCACTGGTGTTTTTTGTCTGTCTACAAATATTTGAGTGGGTCTACCAGTAGAGCTTTTGTTAGGTATGTTTAAATACTCGCTCCTGCCTATACGCTCTAGTTGTAAATCAGTATTATTGTTAGATGAATCAACCTGTCTTATAACAGCACTCAATATATCTAAATCATAAGAATTAAGGGTATAGCTTGAGGTTCCTGCTGTTAGATCAGTAGTTACCTCAGCTATAGTCCAGATGTTGACGCCTCTGTTAGACCAATCAGCGAACATTATGTTCAATGATCTTCTAGCTGTTTCTGCGTCGTATCCAGTCCTTAATTCAATACCCGCTAATTCAAAAGCCTCTTCTATAGCGTCTGCTACCGTTAAGGCAAATGTTTTAGTTCCAGATGTAGCCATTTAGTATTAATACTCTTTTACAACCGTTAACACTATAACGTAAGAGTCTCCACTAGAATGACCTGTGGTTGTGAGTTTTATATCACCTGTTTTACCACTAGCTGCAGCTGTGTTTTGTAAACCACCGAAAGCACTAAAATCTAGATCATCACTATAATCTGAATTTAAGTCCCAACATATAGTATTAGTAGAAGCGTTCCATAAAAGTTTAACGCTCATACCAAAAGTAGAATAACATATTTTACTTAGTTTACATCCTGTGCAAGTAGCTCCGTCTGTACTTCTTACAGCTAGAGCACTTACGTCTACTTTAGTTACAGCTGACTCTCCCGTACCGTCTGATGTGTTAGTTAACTGTATAACAGCTTTTCTGTCATCATCTATGATGGTTGTTGATGTTACTGCATCAGCCATAGTTTACCTCTCTTACGCGTCTGCGAATGGAGTAACCACAGTACCAGAAGCTAATACTATACCTTCTACTGCATATTTTGCTGAGCCGATAGCGGTTACTTTAATAATAGTTCCAGCTATACCACCTTTAGTAGAGCCATTTAACGTAATAACGTCATTACTAGCACCTGAAATAAAAGTTTTACCTGCTGCGTCACTTTTACCTAAATATAAACCACCTACGAACTTATCGGTTCCGTCAGTTTTAATATCTAAGTCTGTAGCTGCAGTTTCTATAACAAAAGTAAAAGTAGCACCTAAATTATTTAACTGATTAGGATCATCATCTCTGCCAGGAGCAGTAGCTACTATACTAGGTAGAGTAAACTTACCGTCAGCGTCATTACAAGTAAGAACCTTACCTGCGTGTGCGTCTACTGTTAAAGATGTGTCTGCAGTTAAACTAACTACGTTAGCATTACCTGCTGAAATAAAACCAGCTAAAGATTTAACTGGTCCTGAAAATGTCGATCTTGCCATATTAAGTCTCCTTAATTTATCTATCGTCTTGGCTTGTCTGCTAGGTCAGTCGATAGATTATTATTATTCCTAGAATTTAATTCTAACTTAATTACTTTCAAAAAGAAAGGGAGCCGAAGCTCCCTAACTTAACGTTTAATTAAAAACGCTCACCCCAAAACCTTTACGCTCCTGGTGAACCGTAAATGCCTCTCCAATCACTAAATCCGAAAGAATATCTTTCTCTAGCTTTGTATCGTACATTTCCAGTTTCAAAGTCTCCTTCCATGCCTGTTGACATAGGAGATCTAACGAAATGTTTAAGTCCGTTAGGTGCATCTGTTTTGATGAAGAATGCATCACTGTCTGTGAGATAATGGTTTACAACGTAACCTTCTGGGAACATACCCATGTTTTTCATTGCGTTGATGTCATTATCAGAAGTGTTAACTCTTCCTGGAGATTGTAAAATTCTCTCAGCTACAAACTGTAGAGCTGGTGGAATAATTAACTTTCTTGCTTGCACATTTATTTTAATACCTCTTTCGTCTTTAAACGCTGAGATATCAATTAAAGCATTTTCTAATGAAGTTTCATTCAAGTCTGCTGCTGTACTTGGCTCATTTGACTGATCGCCTGCTGATAAAGTAGGGTGGTCAGTAGTCATGAGAGGTTTACCGTCTCCTCCTGGAAAAGAGGTTGAGAAACCATTGTTAAGTACGTTTGCTGCTTTTACTTGCTTAGTACTAGCCATTGAACGTGCTAAAGCTCTTGTGTATCTTGAAGAAAGACTATCATAAAGATTATCTTCAATAGCTTCTTCAGTTAACGCAAACGCTAAAGCGACAGTTTCGTGACTGTATCTTGCAGTAAAAGTTTCTTGAGCTGTGTCATAAGATACTGCTGCACCCTCACCTTTTACTGGTGCTTGTGCGAATCCTGATAACATAACTTCTTCTTCAAACGCTCTATCTGAATTTTCTGTATCAAAAATTTCAGCATGTTCGTTTTCGTATCTGTCGTACTCAAGACCAAAAAGTGCATTAAGTCCTGGTTCGAGTTCTTTTACTAATTGAGCTCTATTAATTGCCATCTATATCACCTTTT